TGGGACAGATCCACGATTCACTGATTGGCGACATCGCCGTCAACGAGCTGCGAGATTATTTCGAGATAGTGGAGTCCGTCGTGAAGGACGAGCTGCCGAGACAATACAAGTGGATCAACGTCCCTATGGTGATCGAGTATGAGCTGGCCGGCATAGGCAAGAGCTGGCACGAGAAAGGGGAAGTCGGATTCTCTGATGGAGAGTTTCATCATCCCACCAACCCAGACAAGCGGACCCGGGACTCTGAGAAGTTCCTCCGGGCCCTAGAAAAACAAAACTGATATGGCTGAATTGTATAAGAAATATCGACCCCGCTCGCTCAAGACGATCGTGGGGCAAACGGGTGCCAAGAACTCGCTCCAGAAGTTCATCGAGAATGGCAACATCCCACACGCGCAACTCTACATCGGGCCCAGCGGGTGCGGGAAGACAACCGCCGCCCGGATCATGCGGACGGCCCTGGACTGCGGAGACGCTGATTTCATGGAAATCAACTCCAGCAGCGAACGTGGCATCGATATCACCCGCCAGATCGCTAAGGCTGCTCAATTGACGCCCATGGCGGGGTCGGCACGCTTGTTTCTGCTCGACGAGTGCCACGCACTGACCAAAGACGCCCAAAACGCGCTCCTGAAGCTCCTAGAGGATCCTCCGAAGGCTGCCTATTTCATCCTTTGCACGACGGATCCAGACAAAGTGATCAAAACGATCCGGACCCGCTGCACAGAAGTGAAGTTCGGACTGCTCAGCGCGGACGAGGTTGACAAGCTCCTGAAGCGCGTCATCAAGCGGGAAGAATTCAACGTCTCCGAAGACATCCTGGCGGAGATGAACGAAGCCGCGGAGGGATCCGCACGCAAGGCCCTCGTCATCCTGGAACAGGTCGGCATGATCGAAGGGGAAGAAGCCCAGCTCGCTGCCATCCAGTCCGTCAGCCTCGACAAGGAGGAAGCCATCAAGATTTGCCGCACGCTGTTCGCTCCCGCTCCGCAGTGGAGTGTGATCGCCGTAGTGCTGAAGAGCTTGGCAAAGGAGGAGCCCGAAGGGATCCGCTACCTCGTGCTGGCTTTCGCTCGCACTGTTCTACTGGGCGGAGGCAAACAGGCATCCAAAGCGGCGGAGATTATCGACATTTTCTCCGAACCTTTTTACAACTCGAAACACGCCGGCCTGGCTGCCGCATGTTGGGAAGCCCACCAACTCTGAGATAATACGTTATGGCATCGAAACAAGAAGCTGAAGAGCTGGTTGGGATCAACGAGCTGGCACTCGACAGGGAGTGCATCAAGCAGCCGCAAACCTATTTGAGATATTCATTCCTGGCCGCCGAGAAGAAGCGGGACGTGGACGAGGCGAAGGCTGAGCTCGACGTCACTGCCGCTGAGCTCATGCGGGCCATGCGGAAAGACCCCAAGAAGTATGGGATGGAGAAGGTGACGGAGTCCGCGTTGAAGGAACAGGTCATCACGCTGCCTGAGTATCGGGAGTCTCACGGGATCCTACTGAAGAAGCAGCACGCCTATTCAATGGCCCAGGCTGTCGTAGGCGCCCTGGATCAGAAGAAGCGAAGCCTCACCCTGTTGGTGGAGCTTCACGGCAAAGCCTATTTCGCCGACGTCAAGGTGACGGCGGACGGGAACGAAGCGGTCAAGAAAACGACACGAAGCCGCAGTGTCAGAAAACCAAAATGATATGAGTAAGAAACGAAGACAAGAACGAGTGCGGGTGACGGGGAAGGACCGCGTCGCCAAGCACGAATCATCGGGGTCGATCCCGTTCCTGAACATGCCTGAAGGGGCCTCACTGTTCGCACCTAAGCCCGGCCGCATGATGCTCGACATTCTCGAGTATGAGGTAGGCGAAGGGAATCCCATTGCGGATCCCGGCACCTACTACTATGAGCGCACGTTTTTCACGCACCGTGGAATCGGCCCGAACAACGACTCGTTCATCTGCCCGGCGAAGACGTCAGGCAAGCGATGCCCCATCTGCGAGCACCGCGCCACACTCCACGCCGACGATGGCAAAGCGGCAGAGGACTTGATCAAAGCCCTGAAGCCCACTGAGCGGCAGTTGTTCAACTTGATCGATCTGAAGGAACCGGAGAAGGGCGTTCAGCTGTTCCTGTTTTCCTACTTCAACTTCGGCAAGATGCTCGACGCTGAAATCGGCAACGCCGACGAGGACGACAACTGGCACAACTTCGCCGACTACGACGAAGGGATGACGCTTCGCGTTTCGTTCGCTGAAGACAGCTTCGCTGGAAACACGTTCTGTCGGGCGGAGTCCATGAACTTCAAGGCCCGCAAGACTGCCTACGATGCTGACGAGATGCTCGAGCAAGTCTACTGCCTCGACGACATCATCAAAGAGCTGCCCTACAAGGAACTCAAAGACATCTTCCTCCAGAACCCTACGGACGACGATGACGACGATGACGCGCCGGCTCCACGGGTCCGCAAGCGGAAAGCCGCACCCGTAGCAGACGATGATGACGAGGAAGAAGATGACGTTCCTTACGACACGCCGAAGAAGCCCGCTCGCAAACCCGCACCCGTCGACGACGACGATGATGACGACGAGGAAGAAGAGCCGGCTCCTAAGAAGAAGCCCGCCCGGAAGAAGAAGCCCGCTCCAGTCGAGGACGACGAGGATGACGACGACGACGAGGACGAGCCCGCTCCTAAGAAGAAACCCGCCAAGAAGAAGAAGGCGGAGGAAGAAGGCTGGGACGACTTCGACGACGACGGTGACGACGAAGAGGACGAGGCTCCCGCTCCTAAGAAGGCAGCCAAGAAACCCGCAGCCAAGAAACCCGCAGCCAAAAAGAAGAAGGCCGCACCCGTCGAAGACGACGATGACGATGACTGGGACGACTAATGGCCAGCCCAACCAACCTCAAGGCGGCGCTCCTGAAGAAAAGGGAGCGCCGTCCTTCTTGCAATTCAACGAACGCTCTCAGCAGTGGGAGCACTCTCTTGAATCTCGCAATCAGCGATCATCCGAATTGCGGGTTCACGAAGGGTGGGTATTTCTACTTTGTGGGCGACAGCACCAGTGGCAAGACTTGGCTCTCGCTGACATGCTTTGCTGAATCCACACTGAACAAAGATTTCAAGGACTACCGCCTCATCTTCGACGACGTCGAGGGTGGAGCACTGATGAACATCGAGGACTACTTCGGAGCGGGAGTGGCCAAGCGAATGGAGACTCCGCAGAAGGATCCCAAGAAGCCACTGTGTAGTGAAACGGTTGAAGATTTCTATTACAACATCACGGACGCCATCGAAGCGGAGAAGCCGTTCATCTACGTGCTGGACTCCCAGGACGCTCTCGGAAGCAAGGCGGCCGGCAAGAAGTTCGCTGAGCACAAGAAAGCCGCGCAGACAGGCAAGGAGGAGCCGGGCAGCTATGGCGACGGCAAAGCGAAGTATCACTCGGAGCACATCCGGGAAGTGCTCGCTGGACTCCGCCGCACGAAGAGCATTCTCATCATCATCGGGCAGACCCGCGACAACCTGGGATTCGGCTTCGAGAAGAAGACGCGCTCAGGAGGAAAGGCGCTCCGCTTCTATGCGAACGTCGAGCTCTGGTCCTCTGTGGGATTCAAAATCAAAAAGAAAGTCCGTGGGAAGGATCGGACTATTGGCGCGAACTGCATCATCGAAGTGAAGAAGAACCGCGTGACAGGCAAGACGGGCAAGGACCGCGCGGTGACGGTCCCCATCTACTACGACTTGGGAATCGACGACGTCGGATCTTGTGTGGACTTCCTCATCGCAGAGGGCCACTGGCAGAAGCCCACCAAGGGACAAACGATCACAGCCGACGACATCGACTTCAAAGGGACCCGCCCACGGCTGATTCAATTCATCGAGGACGAGGACTTGGAGATGAGAGTCCGCAAGATTACGGGCCGCGTCTGGCGCGAGATTGAAGAGGAGTCCAAAGTGAAACGAAAGAAACGATACTCATGAAGAAGTGGCTCATCGTTGACGTTCACTACCTATGCCACAGGGCGTTCCACAGCACGCGGAACCTGTCGCACGCGGAGAAGCCTACGGGAGTCATCTTCGGGTTCTTGAAATCCATCATCACACTGAAGGACGACTTCCTGACGGACCGGATCGCGTTCTGCTTTGAATCCCGGAGCCTCTACCGCTCCGACATCTATCCCGAATACAAACAGAAGCGGCACGCCAAGCGGACTCCGGAGGAAGTGGAAGCGATGCAAGCCCTGACAGTGCAGATCCAGGAGCTTCAGCACCGCTACCTACCCCGCATCGGATTCAAGAACACCTTCTCCTACAAGGGAATGGAATCCGACGACACTATGGCAGCGATCGCCCAGGAGTATGGCGATGAGAATGAGATAATACTGGTGACGGCCGATGCCGACTTGCTCCAGTGCCTTCGCCAGGGTGTCAGTATGTGGAACCCGTCGAAGCAGCATCTCCACACTCATGTGGGCTTCGAGGCCGCCTACGGGATCCGCCCAGCTCAGTGGGCCATAGTGAAAGCCATGGCAGGCTGCACAAGCGACGGAGTGAAGGGCATCGCCGGCATCGGGGACGTCTCCGCCCTGAAGTATCTCCGCGGAGAACTGAAGCCGGAGTCCGCCGCCTACAAGAAAATCATGTCGGCAGAGGGACGAGCAATCGTTCGCCGCAATCGGAAGCTGGTCGAGCTGCCATTCAAAGGCTGCCCGGTCCCCGAACTACTCGAAGACAACGTAACCAAATCCGGATGGCTGGAAGTTTGCGACATGCTCGGCCTCCGCAGCATCGCGAAACATCCTCCCATCCTTACACGAAAGAGAATGAATCATGGCAAATGAAATGCCCGACAGGGCCCACATCGAGAAGTCGCTGAAGAGCGTGCTGGACTCCCAGGAACTGCTGGAGGCTACGTTCAAGCCTCTTTCCCAAATGCTGTTCCAGAAATACACTGCACTGGTCGAAGCTGGGTTCAGCCGGGACGAGGCGCTGGCAATCATCAAGGAGCGCGGACTCAATGCCTAAGGCTGCGAAGGGCGGTCAATATGAACGGCTGTTCTGCAAAGAGATTTCTCTCTGGTGGACGGGCGGGGAACGCGACGACGTGTTCTGGCGCTCCGCACAGAGTGGAGGCCGCGCCACCCAGCGAATGAAGAAGGGGCTGAAGACTCACGGATCCTACGGAGACATCGCGGCAGTGGATCCCGTAGGCGAGCCGCTGATCAAGTTCGCCACTATCGAACTCAAGCGTGGCAACACCCACGGAGCCGCAGCGGACTTGCTGGAGATCCGCCGCACGAAGAAGGAACGCCCGTTTGAGAAGTCCATCAACC